ATTACGTTAGTTCCTGCTGACAGGACCTGACCTACTACGTTGTCAATGGAGTCTGCTGCGTTGTAAGCGATGATGTCAGCGAGAGCTGAGTCAACATCGTTAAATGAAGTTAGGTTTAACTTCTTTGTTGTTGTAACTGCTGAACCGTATTCGTTCAGTGTTACTGTAACCTGTGATGGGTTACCTAGTGCAATGCTTGAAACATCTGAAGTTTCTGTCAATGTAGATGTAGCCTGAGCCAAATCTGAATAGATTGAGAAAACAACTGATGATCCTGGCATAGCCTGTTGTACTGGCTTAACATCTGCAAGTGAACGCATTACAGGAATGGAACGAAGTGCCATTCTTACATACTGATCGTATGCTGCTTGTACGAGGTTGCTGATGCTAGACGTAGTTGTTGGACTACCTGATGGAATTGCCATTGTTGTCTAGCCTTTCTTGTTTAGGATCGGATTAGAGTCCAGACAATCTAATAACATCGTCCAGTTCTTCCTTGCTGTTTGCATTCATTAGTTTTTGCATAATGTCTCCATTGTGTTCTGGTGAAGCACCAGAATCTGCGGAGTTTGTCATACGCTTATATGCTGCAGCATCGGCTGGATTGATATTAGGTGTTGCCTGGGTTTGGCTTGTTTCAATACCGAAAACATCGGCATAGTCTTCAAGCCATTTAGATACAGACTCTTCAGTTGGGTCTATATCCTGTGGGATAAATGCAGCAATTTTGCCGTTTACCCCGCGAGCTGCGAGGGCATCCTTGATTGCTCTTTCACGCTGGCCCTTAGTTAAAGACTCAAACTGAGAACGAAGTTCTGCTAGTTCTTTATCTTTTTGCTTTGATGCCTTGCGTAGTTGTTTAACAAGGTCGTTAGATGAGTCATCTGTTGTGAAGTCGTCATCATCCTCGTAGTCGTAATTGGACATAGTGGTCCTTCTCCCTATTAGTTGTTGGCATAGGCCTCACATATCCTTGGGGCGGGTTATGTGGCTCCTACTACTGGTCTTATTATCGCTCCACTAGGCCAGTCGTTCTAGTGGCAGGCTTTTTATTTAGTAGGCGCCAGCGCGATCTCGTGCTAATGCGCTAGATGATATTCCAGTCTTCTTGCCAAATGTTGCTTCTTCAAGACCAGATATCTTTTTCGTCTTCTTTAATGCGTCTGTTGAACCAGGTACATCAAGGACAAATTGTTCTGCAGTCTGCTGTGTGTATGGATCTTCTCCATAGATAGATGCAAGTTGACCACCGCGCAAGGCAGCTCCAGCGATTGTTGGTGCTGCTTGCTGGTATTGCTTACCGGTTATTCCAGCCTTGGCAAGTGCTTCAGCACCTGCTGCAGTTGCAGTAAGACCTGCTCCTATTTGAGCACCACCAATTTCAGCAGCAGTTACCTTGCGTTTAATTTCATCTCTAGCATTTTTGGGATCAAGAACATAAGCAAGGATTTCGCCATTCTTAATTTCTGGATAAAATTCTTTAAGCGCTCTAAGAACTTCTGGATTGGCGTTAACAACACGTTGCTGTGCCGTCATAATTCTATCTTCTAATTCTATGTTATCTACATCATTGGCAATTAACTGGGTAAAGCCTTGTTGTGAAGTAACTCCAGTTATTGGGTCAACTGTTTGCTTCCAATAACTTTCAGGCAAACCATAGTTACGCATAATATTCTGGTATTGATCTTCTAGTGCAATATATTGTGCTGGACTTAGAGCAGTAAGCCCTTTAGCAATACGATCTTTGTTTGCACTAAAACGATTTTGGTAAGCCTTAGTATTTTGCAATTGAACAGAAAACTCTTCTGGATCAAAAGCATTGTCAATTAAATAGTTCTTAATGTCAGAGACTAGACTGCCTAAGCCATACTTATTGAACTCATCAAACAATAAATCGTATGCGGATTTACGTCCTGCTTTATCTGTTTCAGCCATTATTTACCCCATAAATCCAAAGTCTTGAAGAACCTGTTTAGTAGCATTTGCCACTTGTCCCCGAGCTTTATCTGTATATTGCCAGCGGTCATCCTTGCGTAATTGCTTGCGTAGTTCTGCAAGACTTATATTTCCAGCAAGAGCGTTTTGAATATTTCGATCTGTTACATCAATAGATGTATAAGGTAATTCTAACTCGTCAGCTATAGTTGCACGATATGGATTAACAATTTCAGTTAAATCGTTGCCTTCATCAATTAACTTCTTAGCCCATTCTGGCATAGCAGTTTTGGCATAATTGCGAATCTTCTGGTTAAAGTCTTCAATGGAAGCACCGGATTCAAGTTCTTTAATAACTTGGTCAATAGTATCAAAGCCAAGAACCTTTGGGAGCATATCGGCTGAGATACCATTGCGAGTAGCAATTCCAAGCAATGTATTGTAATTAGTCGCTTGTGTTCCACCAGTCTTACCTGGCGTAAATGGTTGATTGGCTGATAGTTCGTCAATAATTGTTAGGCCATCAATGCCACGAAGGTAGTAGTCATCAAGCTGAGCATCTGTATATTTGATGCCTCTTGCTTTAAGATTAGGTATAAGGGAAAGTTTCCAGCTTTTCAAACGTTCTTTGTAAAGATCGCTATTTTCTAACTTTAGTAAGTAGTTAGTTCTAGCATCAGTGTCTAACTTTCCCCACTTAGTCTTAAATAAAAGATCTGCTGCTGCAACTTTATTTGTTTTGTAGAGCTTAAAAACTTCTTCAAGTTCTTTTCCATAAATTTTATCTAGGAGAAGCGCTTCGCCAATACCAAGATTAGCAGCAATTTCTGCATTAGTTAATTCTTTTGGCAACACAGGATTGGCTGTTGCATTATTTATTACCTGTGTATTAGCAACGCCCATATTGGCGGCAATGCGTGGGTCATACTGGCTGGTAATTGGGTTGCTCAACGACTTGATGTAAGCTGCTTCTTTAGCTAATCGTGCTTTCTTTTGTGCTTTTGTTTCAGCCATTAGCGCCTCCTAGCGATTTCAGCATCCAATCAGTAAAATCAACACGCTCTTTACGTGCTACATCTTCTGGGGTTGCCTTACGGATTGCAGTCTCTGCTGCACTGGCTGCTTGCTCTTGAGAAAACCCTGGAACCGTAACAGACTTATTTTCTAGCACACCCTTGGCGTTCTTAACTTTTTTAGTAGTAGTTACTGTTCCAGTGTTAATCATATCATCAATAGATTTTTTAAGATCTGTGTACCATTTTTGCATTTTGTCTTCTTCGGTTATACCTTGACCGCGAAGGTTTTGGGATACATCATCAATAATCTTTTGACGTTGCTCATCTGTGTATTGGTAAATTTGACGTTGTGGCAATCCAGCTGCTTGTGCTGCAGCATCTGCTATGTTTGCAGTCTTTGCTGTTGAGCGAAGAAAATCCTCAATGCTCATAGTCTTAACTATTGGGTCTGTCGAGTAGAAGATATTCTCAGCTAAGCGACCTACCCAAGCACCAAGAGTATTAGGATCATTGATTGTTTTTCCTGATGCTGCTTTTACTAAACTCTTAATTGAGTTGTAAACCTTTGGGTTAGTCTTTGAAAGAGTAACAATGTATGGGGCAATTTTAATTGGAGTAAGAGATATATCCTTGCCTTCCTCTTGGATACCAAACCCAAGAAGTAACCCAAGATTACTTACAGAACTTGTGCCAGAATTAAATCCAAAAGTAGGCTTTGGTGTTACATTGTCGCCAATTACATTTGGGTTGCCTATACCGTCTGGATTCCAAACAGTTAACTTACCTGTGCTGTCTTTAGTCCAAGACATTAGTCAATCACCTCATAGTTGTCGTTTTCTAAGTAGCGTGTATACATATCACCAAATCCATTATCCCATAACTTCATTTGTAAAATGTATTCATCCCAGTCATTTTTAAGATCAGCATTGGCTGGATCTGAAAGACCTTTGGTACCTAGATTTGCTTTACGATTTGCAAGTTCACGAGCTAAGTAATCACGATTAAGAATATAATCAGAGACTGCTTGCATTGTGTTTGTTTTACCGTACTGACCCATCCATTCTCTATCTTGAACAATTTTGAGAAGACCCTTGACATAACGCTTAGTCTTTGTAAAGTCACCTACAGAGTTATCGTAGGCTTCTGTCCAGGCTGGTAGATAATTTTTAATAGACTGAACTGATTTTTCCCAATCATCTGCAATACCTAGTTGTCGAGCAGCCTCTGAGTTAACGCTTTTAATTCCATACTGAGCAAGGACAGCATCGCGTTGCTTTGCAAATTTTGTGTAGTAGTTCCAACCAAGGCTTTCTTCACGATCAGCTAAGATATCTTCAGTAGCACGACGCTCAGTGTATTTAATCTGTCCACCAGGACGTACTGACTTATCACGGAAATAGTTAGCAGCAGCCTCTGAATACTTATCTTGGTTATTGCCAAAGTTAGCAATAAATCCAACCAAACCTGGAGTGTTGAGTTTATCCATTTCACCCAGTAAAGCATTGTACTTGCGCTGGTTTACTACGGCACCTGATGTTGTAAGCAAGTTAGTTGTATTCTTGCTAGTAGGTGCTGTCATAATATAACCAATATCACCGTACTTATCAAAGATATAGTCGTCAACCTTTGTCTTACCAACTTTTGGATCTTGCAAAGCGCGACGGTAATCATCAATAATTGGTTGCCACTCAGGACGGAATGTAAATGTAAACGGCAATGTTAAGTTTACAGCCATACGAATCTTGTAGATTTGCTGGGCTAGTTTAACTGCATCTTTGAAGTCAGGCTGTGGGCCTTGGCGTCCATTTTGATCCCACTCGTAGTACTGGGTCTTCATAGCACTACCAACTGCATTTGCAAAACTTGGATCATCCAAGCCGCTTTTTAATGTTTCATACTTCTGACCAGCTGCTGGAAGTAATAACTTCCAAGGGTCTGCTGGAGCTTTGCCAAATGGCAAAATACTATTCATAATAACAGTGGCTGTTGTTTCACCGGTGAACTCTACTAAAAAGTTTCTTACACTATCAATACGGTCTGGACGTGAATTAGCAATAAGTGAGGCCGGAAGAGTTACAGGTATTCCAAATGCAGGAACAAGAGGATTTTCTCCTGTTAAGAATACGTTAAGACTATTCTTGGGAATAGATATTTGATATCCTTTTGGGATACCAAATCTTCCTTGTACGCCTTCTGGAATTGTAAACAATAGATATTGCTGGACTGAAGGTGGTGTTCCCGGTGGAACTTCTCTTCCCTCTTCATCTACAACTGTAGCGATACGATTAGGAAGGTTCCAAATCTGTGAGGCACGAGCAATACGTGAAGGATCTTGAAGGAAGAACTTTCCGTAAACCTTAACAGCGTTATACTGTGCATTAAAGAATGGAACCAAGAAACGCATTGTTGTTGAGATACCGGTATTGTTTGTCATACGGTACAAAGTTTCATTAACAGTTTTACGTGATGCTGAATGTGCAGTACGTTGTAACTGAATAATCAATTGAGGATCTTGAAGGTTCTTACCTAGTCCCTCTGCAATGTCAATCTCACTTTGAAGATTCTTCTTGTAAAGTCTTTCATAGAAAGGCCACGCTACAAGATTGTTTTCAGGTGTAGAACCAATAGCTTTGAAGATTCCTGATATAGCAGTATTAATAGAACTTTTAATAATTCCTTTATCATAACGCAAGGTATCATCAACGAAAGAACGTCCAGCAATAGGTGCAAGATTTGGAGCACCACGCATTAGGGCGTCAAATTGTTCTGGGCTTAATTCTTCACGTGCAACAAGTGCTCGCATTTGTTGATCTGGAAACAGTTTGTAAATACGAGAACGCGCTTCTGAGATATGAGATCTAATCTGATCTGAAGCAACATCAGCATTAATTTCACGTAAGTAAAATTTACCATCACGACGTAACCATCCAGCAATCTCGCTATCGCCTTGTCCTTGAAGGATACGCATAGCAAGTTGATCTTGGCGTAAGATGCGATTAGCAAATACTGACATTTCATTAAAGTATTGAGGATCAGTAGGTTGAACTACTGTACGACTTTGGCTTAACTTTCCTACATAGCTTCGTGACTCAATACCCTTCATAGCATCGTATGAAAGATAAGTCTGTCCTTCTGTCATCCAGTTAAGTGTATTATCGCTTGCTGCATCTTGACGATGCAAGATGCCATTAGGACCTGCAAATGCTCCGTTAGCCTCTATCTTTACACCAGATGGTGATGTATATAGATCTTGTCCTTCACCAGAGCGAACAATTTTAAGTTCAGCACGACGTGTTGTTAGCTTCTGTGATTGAACAATTCTGTAAAGGATTTCGTTGTCATACTTATCAACCATATCTTGGTAAATACGTATACGATTCATTTGCTGTTCACCTAAAAGATCAGCAATATCTTCATAGTTCATTCCCTTGGAAACTTCATACGAAGTAATAACACGAATATCGGGTTGCTCAATTGGACCCTTACCGCGCATCTTAAATTTACCAGATGATTCTAACTCATCTGCTAAAATTGAAGAAGGTAAACCTTTGCGTGTTTGAATATCTGGAATTGCACCCTGTGGTAAACGGGTTTGCTTTCCAGGAATCTTATAGAAAACTTTTCCACTAGGGAAATCTGCATATACTAAAGTTGTACCTTTAGGAAGATTTGGAACTATCTCCTGACGTACATACTGACCATAAGCTTTGGCCTGTATTTGCTTAAACTTATCCTTATCAGCACCAAACAAAAGACCCTTTTGATCTTTCTGTTTCTTGCTTAATTCAAAATAAATATCACGTTCTTTCTGTGTTAGCAAAGGCTTTGTTTTAGATGTTAAAGCAAGTTCAACCATTCCTGGGTCAACTGCCTTACCAAATGTACCTGCAGCACCAGCGTAATACTGTGTAGGTGTGATCTCATCTAATATGCTATTACGCACATCAATAGTCTGGCTGCGTTGAGTTACTAACTTACCAATTTGGTCACGCAATTGGCTTGGGTTCTCTAAACCAATCGTTTCTTCAAAAAAGTTTGTAGCTTTAATTGCGCGAGTCTTAGTATTAGATGCTAGATTCTTAATCATACCATCTGTTTTAGCAAGAGCACCTAGTGCTAGTGCTGCACGAAGTTGACCGTCAATTGTGTTACGAATTGGGTAACCCATACGTGTAAGCACTGAAGCCTTAAACAAAGAGTTAGCAAAGTCAAACATATCTTCTACTTCACCAGCTGCTTGACGTGACTTGAGTGCTGCCTCTGTAGCCTTTACTCCATAAGGACGAACATTCTTATAGATTTTAAGGAACTTATCAAAGTCATTAAAGTCCATCATAGGAACCACGTTAGGCATTTCAGACTTCCAAAATGGGGAAGTGATTAACTTGCCTGCTTCATCTACCCAAAAACCATTTTGTGAATAACTATCCATCATTCCACGACGAACATTGCCATAAACCTTGTACCAGCGTTGTGCTTCTTCGATGGTCAAACCATTTTCAAGTGCAATAATGTCTGCAATCTCTGATTCAATTTTTTCAACTGCAGCCATACGCTCAGTAGCATTGCGAGCATTCATATATTCTCTGGCAAGTTCATTTTTAGTTTCGATATATCTCATATTGCGTAATGGCTTAACAGAATTAAGCGCATATTTAATCTCACTGTATGAATCTGCTACAGGGCCACCGTCAATACGTACAATTCCACGTGGTAACTTGTTAAATGCTGCCTGAATAACTACAACTGGGCGAGTAAATGCAGACTTTTGGAATGTCTCTGTATAGAAACTAAAATCGTGATACAGGTCAGATGCTTTAGCACGTGCCTTTTCAACTGCTACACCAATATTTTTGTTAAATAAGTTGACATCAGCCGCCGATGTGTACTCATTGATAACACGATAGTCACCAATACCCTCAGACATAGCGCGTTCTAGGTTAGTATCGCGTAATTTAAGGTCATCAAGGACTTTGCTTAAACGATCATACTCTTGAACTGTAGGAAGATGCTGTTCAATATTGACTCCAGCGCCCCACTCAATAGTGTTGTAACGCTTTTGAATAGGATCTAAGATATCTTGAGAGCGTTGAATCTCATCAGCAATAGATGCACGAGTAAGTGCAATCTTATTTAATGAACTTGTATCACCAGCTGCTGCTGCAATAAAGTTTGCTACATCATCGTAGGTATTGGCTTCGCCAACAAGACCTGCCATTAAAAATGGGTTAGTAGTCTTTCTGATAAATATGTCATCTGCTGCTTCTGCAGCGTTTTTGCCAAGTAAACGTTGAGCAACAACACCCATTGGAGTCTCGCGTCCAACAACACCATTAGATTTAACATACAAACCGTGAATATCAAGTTCTGAACGAAGGCGAACAATGTCTTCCGCTGATTCGATAGGACGAATAAATCCTGCTATACGAGCAGCCTTAAGAGCCTTGCCTCCAATGACTAATGGATCTGCAAACCAGTTAACCAATCCGTCAAGACCACCACTTGTAAGTTTTCCAAAGACGTTATCTGTAAATGTTTTCTTACGATCTGATGGAGAAGCAATGTCAAAGTCAGGATTAAAAAGTTCTACATAAGGTGCAGTAATTGCCTGCCCAGGGCTAACATTTTTTGCAAGCTTCCAGTTCTCTACAAGGTTAAGACCTTCACCTGCAACAACATCAGCACTTACAAGAGCAG